AAATCATGGAGCATTTTAGTAATTTTACTCATAATAATAAGAAATTAAATGTCTTAGAAAATTCTCCAACAGCTTCTGTACAAATGTTTTACATGGAGCCTGAGAGACATGTGTTTCTAAAAAACAGTGATGGCGAGGTTGTTTCTAGGAATGTTAGGAGTGAAGATTTCAGAAAGTTTAGTGACCATCAATATAAAATTCTTGGGACTCATCTAGAGGCAACAAGAGTCTGGAGTCATTGGATTGACTCTATGAATAAAGTTGATGAAATTTGGGTAGGAAATTATTTTGCCAAAGATGCTGTTATAAATTCTGGGATTACAACCCCTACATATGTTTTTGAACATGGCATTGATGATATGTGGAAACCTTTTCTAAGAGGTCAAAACTCTAAAATAAAATTTTTGCATGTTGATTCCGGTAGCCCAAGAAAAAGAGCAGATCTTGTTGAGAAAGCATTTAGAGAAGTTTTTGGTAATAGCCAAGATGTCTCTTTAACAATGAAGTATCGACCGGGCGAAACCGATGAAGGTTTTGATGTTATGAATCTATTCAATCAAAATGTCTTTAAGATACATGAAACCCTTTCTGATCAAGAAATGCTTCAACTTTACTACGATCACGATGTTCTTGTCTACCCTTCAGAGGGTGAGGGGTTTGGTTTTATCCCATTGCAAGCTTTAGCAACAGGCATGCCAGTTATATCCACAAGTCGGTGGTGTTCGTATGAGAAATATTTAGGTCAAAATATAATTGAATCAACAATTGGGCCTACAAAATCAACTGGTTATTTTGAAGGAGAAGTTATTCTTCCAGAGTATGATTCACTTACTTATTTAATGCGTAAAATTTATGATGACATAGACGCTCAATGCCATTTTTATTATAATCAAGCAGACAAAGTAATTGAAGAATATAATTGGCAAAGTAGATGCAATAAAATGTTGGCAAGCTTTATTAAAAGAGTTGGAATAAAGACTCTATACCCTAATGAAAAATATTTAAATCAATTGCCTATACAAATCAAGTATGTTGGTAATGGATACTATTCAACAAGAAGCGGTGTTCAATTCAGCAAGAATGATCGTATTCATTATGTTCCGATGGAAGAATATGATGCTCTGATTCAAACAGAAAATTTTGTTGAAATCGGATAATGACGACAACACCATGCTACACTCCAAAATGAAGGAGGCATTATGCAAACATTTTTACCGTATCCGGATTTCAGGGAGTCATTACAGGTTCTTGATTACAGAAGGCTCGGCAAACAGCGTGTAGAGACTTTTCAAGTTCTAAATATTCTGTTAGGTCGTGCAAAGCCAAAGGTGAAGAAAGATGGCACACTGTATTACGGATGGGAAAACCATGTTGTTACTCGTATGTGGAGAGGTTATGAAGAAGCAATGAAATTGTATTTCAATATCTCAGTAGAAGAATGGGTTAAGCGTGGTTATAACAATACAATGCAACTTGAGGTTGTGAATTATGATAAGCTAGTGATGCCTGATTGGTTTGGTCGTGAGGATATTCACAAATCTCATAGACTCAAATTATCTTGGAAACAATGGGATTGGTATTATGATAAATTTGAAGATGTTACTTCAGAACCATCTGAAGAACCAGAATATGTTTGGCCGGTATAAGAAATGAAAAGAACAGAAAAAGAAGAAATTAAAAAAGACAAAGCAAAGCCTATTAAAAACTCTGGAAGAGGTTTTAGGAAAGGCGATGCAGAATTCCATGAGTTCTTGTTGGACTACAAGCACAATGGTGCTTCATTCACATTAACTCGCACAGCATGGATTAAGATGAGAAAAGATGCATGGAAGCAGAATCATAAATATCCATGTATTTCTGTCGTGCTAGGTGAGGATTCGGATGTGAAAGTCGCTATTATTGAATGGCATGTGTTCAAAGAACTAATTAAGGATAGTAATTATGAATAAACCAACATACGGTTCCCTCTTCGCAGGGGTAGGCGGTTTCGATCTAGGATTCGACTCTGCTGGTTGGGATTGTAAATTCCAAGTGGAATGGGATAAGCATTGCCAAAGTGTTTTAAGAAGACACTGGGCTGATGTTCCCAAGTTTGAAGATGTAAGAGATGTAAAAGGCTCTGAGTTAACACCAGTTGATTTGATCTCGTTTGGTTCGCCATGTCAAGACTTATCGGTAGCTGGTAAGCGTTCTGGTCTAGAAGGAGAAAGATCAGGATTATTTTTTGAAGCAATTAGAATAATTAAGGAGATGCGTGATGCAACCAATGGACAATATCCAAAATGGGCAATCTGGGAAAATGTCGCAGGTGCCCTCACAAGTAATCAAGGAAATGACTTCGGGGAAGTCCTCAACCAAATGGCTAACATCGGGGCATTGGGAATTGAATGGCACATCTTGGATGCACAATGGTTCGGAGTCGCCCAGCGAAGAAGAAGAGTATTCGTCATCGCTAGTTGGGATCCTTCAGCCATTGCAAGAAGTGGAGGAAAAATATTATCTGTCCCAGAAGACAGCAGGGGGGATATTAAGAAGAGCAGAAAGAAAAGGAAACCTCCTACCAGAGCCTCTAAGAACGGCGTTGGTGAATCTATCTGGTACGGACAATCAGGACATGGAAAGTGGTCAGAAGGGGGAATAACCCTTGCTGCTAGTGATTATAAAAGACCAGAGAGAAACTTTATTCTTGAGCCTTTTGTAAAATCTAGAAGAGCACAGAACACACAAGATGATGAATCTTGGGTAGATAATGCAGTAGCTCCAACGCTTAATGCTTTTGACAATACTGGTGAAAGTCGTTCAACTGTGTTGATAGTTGATGGAACAAGAGTTAATGATGTTCGTATTTATGATGATGGAATAATGCCAACACTTAAACATAGGATGGGTACTGGTGGTGGACAAGTTCCTCTTATTGCTGAAGAAGTTGCTATACCAATTCAGGGAACAATTATTGGTCGTTCCGATACAGCAGGACCACAAGGGAAAGGTTTTGGTGACATTGGCGATCCTTCTTATACATTGGATACAGTCTCACAGCATGGCGTGATGACACCGGAATTAATATTAAGAAGATTAACGCCATTGGAATGCGAAAGATTAATGGGCTTCCCAGATGACCATACCAAGTTCGCAGATGATGGTAAGATTATTGCAGATACAAATCGTTACAAAATGTGTGGCAATGCTATTGCTTCACCAGTCGCTCAATGGATAGGAAAGGAATTGAAGAAATGGCTGATATAATCGTTGATGAGGAATTTTTAGCATCACAAATGGGTGATCGTGCTAAAGAATTCATTGAATGTATGAGAATCGTGCAGGATATTATTGATAATCCAGATCATTATGTTGGAATGCAAGCAATTAAGTATGCAAATGTACTAGCAGCTTATAGAACACAAATGATTGTTAAATCACAGGCTTTCAAGAGGCGCTCAACAATTATGAGTGAGCAAGATAAGCTTGTTAATGATATTTGGAAAACAATGTATGAGGCATTGACTGAAAACATCAATGCTCTCAAAATCTCAGGTAGAGGAACATATAATTGAAATCTTTAAATGCTTTAAGAAAGCCAAAAGAAGAGAAGATCTTAAAATCTCATGAGCAGATTACTGCTGAACTTCTAACAGCTATTGATCAAAACTTAGAAAAGAGAAATACTCCTACAATTAAAAAAGTAGGTGGTTTTCATCCAAGTTATACAAATCAATGCCCTAGATATTGGCATTATATTTTTGAAGGAACAGAAGTAACAACCTCATTTCAGCCTCAGACTTATCGTATCTTTGATAATGGTCATGCAGTGCATGAAAGGCTTTATAGTTATCTGAGAGAGATGGGTATTCTTGTTGCAGAAGAAATCCCGGTTACTTACGATGAACCACCAATTGAGGGTACTGCTGATGGTATAATTGATTGGTACGGACATAAACTGATAGAATTAAAATCAATTAGTGCCGAAGGTTTTCATTACAGACAGTTGTATCAAAAGCCAAAGGATGATCATTACAGACAGGCTCAAATTTATATGCGCTGTCTTGATCTTCCAAGTGGATATGTTATATACGAAAATAAAAATAATCAAGAATTACTCCCTATCTTTATTGAAAGGGATGAGGCCTTTATAGATAAGTTATTTAAGAAATATAACAAAATCTATGAAGACTTCAAAGAAGGCAATATGCCGACTCAGCCTTACAAGAGAACATCTGCAAAGTGTGCGAATTGTGATTTGGCTGATAAATGCTGGTCAGGGGATGTTTAAAGAAGAAAATAGATTATGTCAAAACACAGACTGTTCTAAAGAATTTTCTGCAAAAGTTTACAATGCCATATATTGCAGTGCAGAGTGTAGAAGATTAATTACTAATAAAAAATTATTAGATAAGTACTACGAAAATAAAGCTAATAAAAGTAGGAAAAGAATTTGTAAAACAAATTCATGCGGAACTGTATTGTCAAAATATAATAAAGAAAATATATGTGAACAATGCAAAAAAGAAAGATATATAAAAAGACTTGTTTCTTGGGGTTATGACGAAGAAAAGCTCAGAAAAGAGGTATAATATACCTTGTGAGTTTAAAGAATATTATTAAGAAAGAGAAATGGAATAGGGTTCTTGCTATTGATCCTGCATCACATTCTCTAGCTTGGGCAATTCTTTCTTATGATAAAGAGTTGATAGCAACTGGAAAAATTGATTTAACCAAAGAGAAAGAACAATCCCAGAAGTTTAATAAAATCAAAAAAGAACTTCTGGAAGTGGTTAAAGAACATTCCCCAGATGTTGCTGTGATTGAGCAATCTGTTTACATTCAGAACTTCCAGACAAGCCGGATTATTTCTTACATTATTGGTTTTACATGGGGGATTATTTCTGATCAGTGTGATGCAATTGAGGATGTTAGTCCGTTGATGTGGAAGCCAGCGATTGGTTATAAGAATGTCACCAAAAAAGACTCCGAGTACTTAGCAAAGAATGGCAAGAAGGGTACGGTGCAGGCCAAGATGAAGAATGAAAGAAAAGAAAGAGTAAGAGAAATAATATCTGTTGCTTTTGGTAAAGATACACCTGGACTAGAAGATGATGATATAGTAGATGCAATAGGAATTGCCCTATGGTATTGGAAGGTTAAAGGAAATGGCTGACGAACCATATAAGCAAAAAGAATGGCTCTATGAGCATTATGTAAAAAAGAGAATGAACCTAACCGACATTTGCAAGGTTTTAAAACAATCTTACAATGTTGAAGTTACACCGCAGGCTGTCTATAACTGGTGTAAGAAATACGATCTTTTAAAGTTTAGAGGTAAGGGAAGAAACCTTGCTGCTACTGCTTTAAGAAGACCAAAATCCCCTTTACAACTTGAAGTTGAAAGAAGAAGAAGGGATGCTGCCAAGCTTAGAAGAAAGAAAAGGAAAGGACTTGGGCGATGAAAAGAAGCGTAACTGCTAGAGATATATCTACCTTTGCAAAGTTAGATATGGTTTACAATCAGATCAGAGTGATTGAAGCGAAACAAAATACAACGGAATATAAGTGTCTTGGTTCTGGTAAATGCTGTCATATTGGATTAGTTATTCCAATGACGGAGTGTGCAAATATTGCATTTAAACTAAACCAGCAATACTACTTGGTGATGGAAGATAAGGGTCAAGAAGAAGCTGACAAGTGGTTTAAGGGTATTGTTGATGGTCTTATTGATGCGATGTATGACGAAACATGGCAACAGGGTGGAGAGTCAAAGAGGCTTTGTGCTTTCTACAAAGGCGGTTGTACAATTTATGGTTACAGGCCAATGGTGTGTAGAACATTTGGAACAATTACATCTGTAGATAGTTATTGCCCAAGAATCAGGAATGCAAACGGAGAGATTGATCATTTCACTGGAGAGCCAGTAAAAGCAATTATCAAGCAATACCAAGATTTGCTTGCAGAATATGCTAAGGATAAGCATGAGAATTACGACATGACTGTTTACATGCCTCTTGGTGTTCTTAGCTTTTTGCTTTCAACTGAGGAACTTCAAAAATTAGCTGACGATACAGATCCTAAGTTTTGGGTAGGAACTTCGGGATGGTTTAACTATCGTGTTCAATATACAAAGATGCATGGTTATTCTCTGGTTGAACTTAAGAAGTCAGCAGAAGCAGCAGGCAAAGTCTTAGCGTTCGATCCAGAAGAGTAATTATGAAAATAACTTGGAATGGCACAAGCCTTGCCCAAGAGAGAAATGAAGGCTACAAGGTCGCTGAAGATGAAATCTACAATGGTCTTGTTAATCTCGGATGGGATATTGATAGGACAGTTGCAGTGCCAAGAGGTATGCGTAACTTTTTTGAATCTGGTCTATCACTAGGGTATGCGACAGATTACAACGAAGAATTGAAATCTGAAATTTTAATCAGTAATAGATTACCGATTGATTATTCAAAATGCGATGGCTACAACATCGGCTTCTCATATTGGGAAACAAATAAACTGCCTAAAGACTGGGTAGGGAAAATGAATTCAATGGATGAAATCTGGACAACCTCTGAATGGGCTAAGAATGTCTTTATTGATTCCGGTGTGACTGTACCTGTTTATGCTTTCAAACTTGGTGTGAATGATTATTTCAAACCAGTGAAAAGAACTAAGAGTTTTAATGAATTCACTTTCCTAAGCATTGGCTCGCCTTCGACTCGTAAGAACAGTCAGATGACCGTAGATGCTTTTTTAAAGCTGTTTGATGGCAAAGAGAATGTATCCCTTCTTTACAAGACAATGGATGCCCCAGATGCCCGGATAAGAAAGAACGGTCAGTTAATGCCAATCTCTTCTCATAATCAAATTAAGATTGTTGATAGAGATTTGCCAATGAGTGAATTGGCTAAGTTGTATGACTCAGTTGATTGCGTTGTTTATCCAACCAGTGGTGAAGGCTGGGGGATGCTACCATTCCAGGGTATTGCTAAAGGCATACCTACAATATGTACAAATGCAACTGCATGCACTGAGTATGCAGATATGTCTGTTCCATTAGATTTCAATTGGGGAACAATGAACATTTCTGGAATATATCAAGACACTGGCACATGGGCAGAGCCAGATTTTGATGATTTATGTGATAAAATGTTATATGTATACAATAACTATGAAGAAGTTGCTGAGTATACATATAATAATGCAGTTCAAAATTACACAGAAATGAAATGGGAAACTGTAGTAAAGGAATATCATAATAGATTATGTCAAATATCGAAAGATCTGAAGGAAAAACTTTAATAGAAAAACTAAAAGATGTGGAGGATGTAGGCACTCTGCATGTTAAAGGCTATTCAATGCATGAGATTGCATCATTAATGGCAATGAAAACCAATGATGTCAAGTTATACATTGAAGAATATAAGAAGATTTTAAACAAGCAAGCAGAAGACGACCCATACTTCTTAGAAAGAGTCCAATTTAATACAATTAAAGCTCTTCAAGAGTTTGATCAATTAAGCAAAGAGGCTTGGGAAACAATCAATATTGCGACTGATCATGGCATGGTTCCAGCAAGAATACAAGCAATTAAATTGGCCGGAGAACTTGCAACCAAGAAGGCTCAACTGCATAAACTTCTGGGAGTTAACACCTCTGATGGTGAATATATTCAGAGAATGCAGAAAGCAGAAAATGTAAACCAGATTCTTTCCAGAGTTCTCAGAGATGTTATCTCAAAGCATCCAGAAATCGCTGACGCTGTGAGAAGAGAACTGGCAGTAGCTTTTGAGATTATGGAAAAGGAAGAGGCTATTGATGTTGAGTCGGAAGAAGTTGAATCATAATTTGAGAATGTGTTTTTCGCTCTTACCTATTCATAAGATGAGAACGCAAAAATCGCCCTTACCTCATAATTTGAGAATGCAAAAATCGGCCTTACGGTATTAGGAGAATAAAAAATGACTGACTTTATGGGAATGAATCTTCGATTTGAAGATTTCGATAATTTATTAAATCAAGACGAACTTGTAGAAGTACCAGTTCCTATTGAAGTATTTGTAACTGATAAGAAATATTTAGGTTTACCAAATCTATCACCAATTCAATTAGAGATAGTCAGGCATAGCACCCAAATCTTGAAAGAGCATACACTAAAAAAGATCATGGGGGAGGAAGAAGGCGCAGAATATTATAAAAAATATACCGATAACGAAGTTATTTGTATGTTAGGTAAAGGTTCTGGTAAAGACCACTGTGCAAGAATTTCGATTGCGTATACGGCTTACTTATTGCATTGTTTGAAAGACCCATTAAGTTATTTTGGTAAAGCAAATGGAGTTTATATTGATCTTCTTAACTTGGCTGTTAACGCACAGCAAGCGCAAAGAGTTTTCTTTGAGCCTTTAAAGAACCTTTTGCTTAGTTCTCCTTACTTTAACCAAGTTGGTTTTGAACCAAGAGTTTCAGAAATCTTTTTCTTTAGTAGACCAGTAAGATGTTTCTCCGGTCACTCGGAAAGTGAAGGTTGGGAAGGTTATGAAGTATTAACAATTATCCTTGACGAAATTGCTGCCTTTAAAACTGACGCTGAGGTTAAGGGAGACACTAGATCAAAAGGTTCTGCATCAGCGATTTATAACATGAGTAAGTTATCTGTTATGTCTCGTTTCCCAGAAGTCGGTAAAGTTATTCTTTTGTCATTCCCTCGTTATAAGGGTGACTTTATTCAGCAGAGATTTTTTAGTTCTAGAGAAAAGGAAGAACCAAAAACCTGGTCAATTAAAGCTGCTACTTGGGAAGTTAACCCAACCATAAAAAGAGAGCAATTAGAATCGGAGTACATTAGAAATCCAATTGAAGCAAGAGCGAGATTTGAATGTGAACCGCCAAATATGGAAGACGCTTATTTTAGAGATCCAGATTTGGTTAGAAAATCATTTTTGTATGGAGAGAATCCATTAGATGAAGATGGAATATATAAGCCTTGGTTTAATAATCAAGATGGTCATAGAAGATTTATTCATGTTGACCTTGGATTAAAGAGAGACAGATCAGCTTTATGTATGTCTCATTGTTCTGGATTTAAAGAATTAAAAACATCTATGGGAGTTGAAACACTGCCAGTTATTAATGTTGATTTAATTCATTCTTGGGAGGCTCAGCCGGGAGCTGAAATTAACTTTGCATCTGTTAGACAAATGATTGTTGAACTATGTAGAAAGTTTGATGTTGCAAAAGTAACTTTTGACCGTTGGCAATCTATCGAGATGATCCAAAGTTTAAGGTCTTTGGGTATTAATGCAGATTTCCATAGCGTTAAGAAAACGGATTATGACACATTAACTGGTGCAATTTATGATACTCGCTTGCGTGGATATTGGAATGAATTATTGGTTGAAGAAGAACTTTTGAAATTAAGATTGTTCTCAAACAATAAAATTGATCACCCAAACTCTGGAAGTAAAGACTTAGCTGACGCTTTGGCCGGTTCTGTTTATCAAAGTGTTCAACATATGGCTTTTGAGGCTGAGGTTGATATTGAGATTATTGGAACTGATTTTAAACAGTATGAAGATATGGATGAAGACAGCGATTATGGAACTGTCAAAGTGTATAATCCAGATATGGAACAGTTTGTTCCGGGCTATTCAAAATACGAATTATCAACAGAAAGTGGAGAAAAATGGCTAGAAAACCTATAACAAGTGAAGAATTAAAACCTTCCTACGATGAAGTTGTTAATGATTTATTGGGGACTGTCTCTAAACTAATTATGGAGAATACAATCATGAAATTAACAATAAAAAAACTCGAAGGAACTCTGGAAGGGTTTTATCAAGAGTCTGATCAAGCCAAAAATGAATTTTAAAAAACTTTGCATTTTGGCACATTGTTGCGATTAGACCTGTTAGTATGTTCAACACAAGGGCAGAAGCCCAATAACCACAAAATAGTAAGGATAAAATAATGGCACTAGAAATCACTTCAGTTGATACTTTTCCGCAGATTACTCGTACAGGTCGTACTTCTGCTGAACTTCAGCAAATTGTTGATTCATTGATGGAATCAAGCAAGACCGGCAAGACATTTGTAATCGCAAATGTTGAGGAAGGTAAGAAGTTTAATTCTTTGCAACAGCGTATTCGTACACAAGCAAAGAAGCTTGATTTTAAAGTAATGATTCACTTTAACAAGGTTGAGCGTAATGTTTACTATAAGTGCGAAACTGTTGCATCAGCCGACTCTGTTGTCAAGGCAAAAGATGTAAAGTCTGTCAAGACCGCTACAAAGGCAAAAGCACAATAATTTAAAATAAAAAATCTAAAAGATTTTTATGACCAGTCCGTATGGACTGGTCTTTTTTTATGTATAATCTCTGTATGACAATTTTCCACGAACAAACAATAGAAATTACACAAGAAGAAATTGAATCATGGTATCCAATGATTGCTCTTCCTTGTTACGATCAACTTATTTCTGAGCCAACAGTTATGTCTTTGATTAGAACAGTGATGCAATTTAAAGAAATCGGTTTGAAGTTTTCTATTTGTACAATGAGTGACTCATTAATTTCAAGAGCAAGAAATCAAATTGCTGCTAAGTTTTTGGCTAACAAAGAATTTACACATTTGATGTTTATTGATTGTGACCTTGGATTTTCCGGTGACGATATCATTAAGCTTTTATGGCACGATAAAGATATTATGACAGCAGCTTACCCGATTAAGAATATTGATTGGGAGTTAGTTTCTAATAATGCAAAGGCCGGTATGCCTAGTGATCAACTTATGGAAAGTTCTTTGCGTTATGTTGTGAATACAGTTAAGGCAGGCAGTGGTGATAAGGTTAGAGTTGACAAAGGTGCAATTGAAGTTTATGACGCTGGTACAGGCTTTATGCTCATAAAAAGAGAGGTATTTGAGAAGCTAATTGAAGCCTATCCTGAATTAAGATATCAAGATGATACAGGTGGATTACAAGAGAATGAAAAAGAGCACACATATGCTTTCTTTAATTCTTATGTTGACCCAGACACAGGTAGATTCTTATCAGAAGATTATGGTTTCTGTAGATACTGGCAAGAAATTAATGGTGGAGTTTGGACTGACCCATCAATTGAAATGTTACATTTAGGAAGAATGAGATATCAAGGAACAATGTTAAATTGGCTTGAAAGACACGCTACTCCCGGAGATTAAAAATCACTTGAAAATTGGTTTTTATTATTACACACCGACCCCTTGTGAAATATATACTAAAT